GGAAAACAGTTGTCTCCAAAAAAGATAGTTTGTGAACCTTTGTAATCGTTAAGCACTTGTCCTTTGTCACAACCTACTGGAAAAATATCAACACTTGTTTCTCCTGCTACTTGTGCAACTACATCGTCAAATCTTTCATTGAATGCAAGTGCTACTTGTTCTCTGGCTTTGTTGTGTTTTTCCCATTCTGCATACCTAGCACGTTGTTCCCAATCTGCGTTTCTCCCGCAAATACTAAAGTTTGCAGTACCTGTACGCTGTTCAATATGATTGCCTGTCATTTCAGGATAATTAAATCTATCTAATTCTTGTTCTAAAAATTTATATTGTTCTTCAGTAAGCGTCCATGTGTTTTTGTGGTGTTCTTGATTGCCAACAAACACATGGTTACCGCTACAATGATATACCTTATGAAATGTGTTTGTGAGCTCTAAACCAATCTGCTCCACAGTTTTTGGTCTGTCACTGCCAGTAACAATAACACAATGATGTTGATTCATAAATTCAAACATGAATTCTTTGAAGTCTGGATCGATAGGCTTGCGGGCATCTGTTAGTGTGCCGTCAACGTCAAAAAGGAATATCGTCATTTAAATCGTCCTCTTTTATTTGATTCGGAAACCATTTGTGTAATATGTCAATTGGCATAGAATACTGTAGTCGTTTGATATTATTGCTGTTTACACTCGAGTTAAATGTAACAGTTTCATTTCCTAATGTCAAGGAACTTATATCAATTGTACTGGTTGTGTAGTCTGATATATTCACAGTTGTATCTGCCATTGTGTTAGTTGTAACAAATGGAGCTTCATGTTCCATCCACCAGTCAAAATCACTATCACCTTTGTCAGCTTTGTTATTGAAACTGTGTATGTTGATATCTGTTATATTGTAATCATTTTCGTCATCAGGATCCATTACTAAACACCTTGTAAAATACATCTGGAGGTAAAATCTTTTTTGTTAATAATTCTTGCGGATGAGATACTACACCAGGTTCTTGATATCTTTCTCCGCACCAGTCGCATTCGTCTTCTTTGAGAAAACTTATGTGATCTTTTTGCTTAAAACAATAATGTGTCCACCAATCATTTTTATTTTGCATCAACTAACTCTGTATCTGTACTGAATGTAGTAAACCCACCTTCTTTGATAACTTGTAGTATGGTATTTACACGACCTACCAGTTCATCTCTGTGTGAGATTAGGAAAATGTTTTTGTTACGTTCACGCTCTATCTTTTTTAGAACTCCTAGTGCAGCATCTACACCATTTGTGTCCATACCACTGTCGATAAGCTCGTCGATAGCTAAAAAGTTTACAGGTGTATTCATGCTTTCAAATACATCTCTAAAACTCCAACTTAAACCCAGTATCAATCTGTTGCGCTCACCTCTTGACAAGTTGTCAAAGTCTAGTTCTCTACCAAGTTCAGTGATCTCTACATTCAAGTCTGGTTGGAATGCAACTTCATGTGGCAAGCCTAACTTAGTTAGATAGTAAGCAAGTCTACTATTCAAGTACTGTAAGTTTTGTTCAATGATACGTTTGCGAATAAAACTATCTTTGTTAGTTAACAGCTTATACAAGAAGTCCTGATGATCCTTTAAAACATTCAAGTTGTTCATTTCATCCCAAACAATTTCTTGCATTCCTGTTTCTTTGAGCGCATCTATTTGTTCTTGATATGTGTCTGTGTTGTTGGCAATACGTTCAGCTTCTGCTTTTAAATTGTTTACTGTGTTTTGATGTTCAAGTGCTTGTTGCAGTGTGTTATAGTGTGTAACAGGTATCTGTCCAAGTTCGCCCAGATCAACCAGTGCTGCTTGATATTCTGTTTTCAGTGTAAAGTCATTGTCTATCAAGTCTTGTGATTCTGCCACAGCCAATTGTTTTGTTTTGAGTATCTCACCGTGTTTTTCATCATGGATCTTTTGACCGCATGCATAGCATTCGTGTTGTTCAGTTGCTAGTAAATCTTTCTGCGCTTTTTCTAAACGCTTTTTCTCTCTCGTGATAGCAGTTTCTAATTTGACAATCTCAGATTCTAGTGTGTTTATCTGTTGTTTCTTTTCGAGGTAATCACTCAGCAGTGCATGATTGTTGAGTTCAGTTTGTATGTCTATCTTTTGGAGGGTGTTGATTTGTTGCTCAATGTCTTGGATATCTGATGCTTGTTTATTACACCAAATTCTCTGTCTCCGTTCCAAATCACCAATACTTTTTTCAATCCTGGAATTTGCTTCTTCAACTGCGCTAATTCTATATTCTTCTTGCTTGATTGCATCTTTTGTCAGCCTTTGCTGTTCTTTGAGAACCTCTGCCTTTTCACTGAGCATTGTTATGCCTAATAGCTGCTCAATAATAGCACGTTGATCATTTGCCCGCATGCTGAGGAAAGGTTCTGTGTATGTGTTTAGTGCAACAATGTGCTTGAACATATCATGACTCATGCCAAACAGTTTTTCTATTTGTGCTTGAGTTTGACGATTCTCGCCTTGTGCTTCGTCTTCGTCAACATTTTGTTCGTTGACATAGTATTTAAGCACATTGGGCTTTCTGCCTCGTTCAATACGATATTTAACTCCTTCTACTTCAAAATCCAATGTAACCAGCATTTGTTTGCTGTTGGTTTTGTTAACAAGGTTGTCTTTTCTTATGTTAGTTAGCGCATTGCCATATATAGCATAGCTTAATGCATTGATAATAGTTGTTTTACCTGTACCGTTACGACTTCCATCACCTCCAAGGTCTAGGTTATTGCCCAATACAAGTGTTAGTCCGTTGTCAGTAAATCGCACAGCTTGCGTTACATTACCAACACTCATAAAATTCTTTATGGTAATATCTTTAAGTGTAATCATAGGGAATTATAAATGTCTACTAGGATCTTTTTGTCTATCATATCGCTGTCTACAGCGTTTAAACTATTGTACACGATTTGATCTACATTTTCAACCTCAATGTCGTCTACAACTTTCCAATCCTGAGCGTGTTCTTCCTTTTTGCTGGGGATCAACGCTATTTCTCTAACGTTGTACTGTTGACTAAAAGTTTCTTTAATAAAACTTGCTTCTTCATAACTGATGTTGATGTCCAGTGTTGCTCTACAATATGTATATTCGTTTAGAATCACATCAGGTTCGTCTATCAATCTACTAAGAGGTACAGTTCTATAACGAGGTCCGTTCCAATTGATGTATTCCGGAGCGCCTCCCCAAGACAATTTCATCATACCTCTGTCATCGTCCCAAGTGTCGGCATAGTTGTGACCAAATGGGCTACCTAAATAGTGTACGTTGCCTTTGTTTTGTCTCTTGTGAAAGTGTCCAGTAAACACATATTCAGGTCCAGTTAAATGTTCTGCATTAATGCCACCATGATCTGGCATTTCCACCATAGCATTCATTTTAAAGAATGGAAGCTCAAAGTGTCCAAACATATAACGACACTTGACTTTGTTTAATTTTTTCCATTCATCTTCTACTAGCCAAGGAATAAGTGCAACATCGTTTTCAACAAGTGCATCTTCTACCAGTGTTACATTTTCAAACAGTCCTGCATAAGGCAAACTGTTGAGGTCACGCTTCTCACGATAGTATAGGTCATGGTTGCCCATGATCATGTACACATGTTCAAATGCTCTGCTGAGTTTGCCTACATTCTCCACACTGTGATTGAGTGTGCTTACATTTACGCTGGCACGATGATGATGCCAGTCACCTAAGAAGATGCAAGTTTCGCAATCTTCACTTTGTTCAATAAACCAATCTACAAAATCAGCACAATCTCGATTGTGTTGTTTGCTGTTGTTTTTGTTGCCGAAGTGTATGTCTGTAAAACATGCGGCTCTGTTAAAAAATGTCATGAGTCTCCGTTCAAAGAAGTTATAACTTTGTTTACTTTAACTGAAAATATGTGCGATGTCAACCTAGAAGTTAGTACCAGTAGCTTCTTTGCGTTCTTTTTCCATCTGCTCGTCCCACTTGGCACGTTCTGCCATTTCGTGTTCGATTTGTCGTGTCCAGCTAGGCATCTGACCGCTTTCTTGCAGCAAGTCGTCTCTGATGTTTTGGTTGCGTTTTTCTAAATTAAGCACTCTAGTAAAACTATTAGTCACTGCGGCTGTATAGTAAGCAAATGGGTTTTGACTTTTTAGTTCGTTAAACTGTAATCCAATTTGCGACAGTTGCAATAATGCATGACTGCGCATTTCATCCACATAGGTGTATCCACGCCAGTTACTGCGCATACTGTAACGTTCACACAGTTTGATAAACATCTTTGCTAGATTGTTACTGATGCTGCCGTGTGTTGTACTAAACTTTCCATTGTCAAAACCACCTTCCCAATGACTGCGTAGTACTTCTTTGAGTTCACCATTTACATATGCATAGTGTTTGAATGGGGGGAAATTACATTTAGCATGATGATCTGCTACAGTTTTAGGCTTGCTTTTTCTGCCAGGCTCTAGTGGCACATGTTCAAATGTCATCAAACGAAATATCAATGTGCTTTCGTCTATAGTATCTGGATCAACTTTGTGTGCAATTTGTTTGGGTTTTTGACTGGCTTTGCCATTGTTGTCATGCCATTCCCAATATGCACTTTCATAGGCTTGTGCGCTCAGTTGTGCCGCTCTTGATTCTTTAGCTGCTTGAATAAATTCTGGGTTATTAATGTCTTCAATATCTTCTACAATAACATCGAATCTGTTGTATTCGTCATCTAAACTACTGCAAAAACTCAATTTACTCTTGTGTATTTCTTTGAGCATGTCCTTGTTGTTTAAATATTTTTGTCTTTTCATATTGTTTCCTTAAATTTATTACAGTATATGTTCACAGATCCTGTTTGTCAATCAATACGCATTTAATTCGTCTATAAATAGTATTATAGGAGAACACTATGAGATACGCACAATTGATGGAAGATGTGGCTACAGATATTGCTGTTTTTTACGGTGGTAGATTTCAGCCTATGCACAAAGGTCATCATAAAGTTTACATGGATCTAGTAGAACAGTTTGGTTCTGATAACGTATTTATCGCTACTACAATTGCTAAAAATGCGACACCTGAAAAAGATCCGTTTACATACGAAGAGAAAACTGGTCTTATGCAACAAATGTTTGGTATACCACAAAAGCAAATTGTCAAGACCAGTCCTTACAGACCTGATGTGAGTTTGACAGGTAAAGATCCTGCGAAAACTGCAATTGTTCTAGTGTTCAGTGCCAAAGATGCTGGACGACTCAAAGGTGGTAACTATCTCAGAGATTACGAGCCAGGAGCAGAAATGGTTCCGGGTGATCAAGCAGGTTATATACTTGAAGTGCCAATTCAAGAAGGTGGTATGAGTGCTACTGATTTTAGAAATGTTATGAAAAACGACAGTTTAAATGACAATCAAAAACGCATGACCTTTAGAGAGTTCTTTGGCAGTATAAACGAAAATGTGTTTAATTTTATTAAGGATAAACTAAATGGCGGTTCTAGCTGAAAATAAAACCAAACTTATGTTGCCCAGAGGTGCTGTTGGCTATTACAGTAGCAGTCTACTAGATCCTCTGAGAACTGCTAGTGGTGGTGGACTGGGAATTGTTTTTCCTTATCAACCTGATATTACCTATCAACAGAGTGTGAGTTACAGCTCTTATGATCTAGTTCACACAAACTATTCATACAATGCTTATAGAAACACACCTAGTCCTAGTATACAAGTTATGGCACAGTTCAGCAGTGTCACTGAAGGTGAAGCAGCTTATACACTTGCTGTGCTACATTTTTTAAGAAGTGTTACAAAAATGTGGTTTGGTATAGGAGATGTAAGCAATACACCAACAGCAGGTACACCTCCTCCTGTGCTAAGATTCAGCAGTTTTGGTACACAACAATTCAATGACATAAGATGTGTTGTTGCTAACTTTAGTACAACATACGACAGCAATGTAGATCTCAAGGATTATGGTGGACAACAAGTTCCAACCATAATGACATTTGCAATTGACTTGTTGGTACAAAACACTCCTGACAGACAGAAAAAAGTATACAGTACTAACAGCTTTGTAAGAGGCAGTGCATATACACAAGGATTTATCTAATGGCAATACCTAACTATAGTCAAACCAGTAACTATGCACAAACTGGGATCAATCAAAAATATTTGGAATTGTACAATCCTCCTGTGACCAGTGATAACTTAGATGCTAGTAGACGCAAACTTATTATACAACCAAAGTACGATAGACGTCCAGACTTGCTGGCATACGATTTGTATGGCAGTGCAAGACTGTGGTGGGTGTTTGTACACTACAACAGAAATATAATCAAAGATCCCATTATGGATTTTACCAGCGGAAAAACAATAGAAGTGCCAAACAGGTTTAGTCCAGCAGGAGTTAACTAATGGTCGCTAAAAGCGTGAGAAATAACAATCCTGGAAATATCAGAGATGTAGGAATTGCATGGGAAGGCCGTGTGGGTAGCGAAGGTGGTTTTGTGAAATTCGACACACCAGCTATGGGTGTGAGAGCAATGACTAAAAATCTCTACACTTATCAAAACAGAGGATTGACCACAGTTAATCAAATGATTACTAGATGGGCTCCACCTAGTGACAACAATCCTACAAATTCATATATAGATTATGTCGCTAGTCGAATGGGCGTTGATCCCAATCAATCAATCAACCTTGCGAGTAATCCTTCACTAACACAAAGCATGATCAATTCAATGATCCAATTTGAAGGTGGCTCAGAAGCCAGCAGTTATTTTAACAGTCATATTGCTAGCGGTATTGCCATGGCAAACGGAACAATAGATCCTGACAGTACACCAATTGTACTGCCAGATGATGTGGGAGACTTGGCAGATATAATAAATCCAACGCTTTCTGAAGACAGTGCTGTGCCGGGCGGAGAGCCTATCGCAGGCGCAAGGGGTAAAGTTCAGTTTTATGAAGATAACATACTCAACGGATTTGACAACTACACCTATAGTTGGAAAATACACATGGTGCATCCTCAAGAAGCAGATAAGCCACCAGCTCAGACTATTAGTGCAAATCGAGTAAAAACACTAGCAGAAAGTGGTGTAGAAGCTGAAATAAACATTGAAGAAGTTGAACAAAACTTAATACTTGCATTTTCAAAATCTGACAGAAGCAGTGTGGCCAATGAATTTAATATACGACTGGCAGAACCTGGCGGTGTGACACTGTTTAATAGAATACTTTTTGCAGCTAGACAACTGGGCATCGAAAGTCATTTGAAAGCAACTTATATACTTGAACTTAACTTTAAAGGATATACAGACGATGGTACTGCGGTAAGTAACATAATTGGTCCTTATTATTATGCATGTACTTTAACAGACCTACAGTTACAACACCAAGACGGTGCTAGCATGTACACTGCTAATTTTATAGAAACTAAAAGTGATGCATATACTAGAGTTAACCTGCACCTATTACAAGACACAATATTTCAGGCCAAAACTTTTGGTGAATTTTTAAGTGAATTCCAAGAAAAAATAAACCAACAAGAAATAAATCGCATGGAATTAACAGATTTGCAGTTGTTACCTAACGTATACACTTTTGCACTAGATGGAGAAATTTCAGATTGGGGTCAGTGGAAATTTGGGGCTATTGAAGGCATAGACAACGAAGATGGCACAAAGGGTATTAGTGTTAGTGGTTCAGGAACGCTGCAATTTAGTTTTGCAAAAGGTACAAGTATTGTAGCTGCAATAGCAACTGCACTTTATCAGACCACAAACTTTCAATCCTTTCCTATTTTTGGAGGTGGATTTGGAAAAGACAAACCCAATGATCCAAAACTCAGACCTGACAGTATAGCCAAACTAACCAGTTGGATGAAATACGAAACTGAAGTAAAGTATGGTCCTTATGATCCTCTTAAAAAGCACTATCAAAAATTAATCACTTATACTGTAGGACAATATGTTACACCTGAGATAGCACACGATCCTGTTAGTTATTCTGAGGTCTATACAGGTACTCGTTTACAAAAACAAAGATTGTCTAATATTGTAAAGAATGGATTGTTGAGAAAGAAATTTGATTATACTCATACTGGTCTTAATACAGAAGTACTGGGATTTGATCTCACACTCAACAACACCTACTATCAACTTCAAGCACTCAATCATGGTATTAGTGGTAGTGCAGATGATATAATTCCTGGTTTCAGTCAACTCGGCGAAGAACTACAAGATATACTTGCTAGGAAGAGTGAATTTGCCAAAAGGCTCAGCGAACTAGATGAACAAATAACAGACCTACAAAATAAAATTGATCAAGAAAACGAGTTTAAAGGCCCTGGCGCTGGATTTAGTCAACAACTTGTCGATCGACTTGAAGCAGAAAAACAACAATTGGAATTACAGAGGTCAGCTATAAAACTCCAAGCTGAAGCAAATAGACAAGCAAAAACAGATTATGCACAAAAGTACGCTGAACAAGCAGGCGACCTTCGATTACCAGGATTAGCCAAAAGATACATCACACAAAATGAAGTTAGTTCTAGAGCTAGAGCTGCCGCAGCACATGCACAAGGGTATGATATGCCTCTAGATTTTGTGCCTAACATTGTAAACAGTAAAGCAGTACAAGGACCAGACAAAGCTAAAAATGCAGGTTCATTGATGTTAGGTGCAGTTGAAGTAAATTTAAACAGTTTGGCTGATCTTGCAAACATTATGATCACAGTACGCGGCGATCCTTATTGGCTAGGACAACCCAAAGGACAAAGCGGGGGAGCTCCTTATACCAGAGGCGGAAACAATTTCTTTTTGAATATTAATTTTCCAACATATCCAGACGACAGTACTGGACTAATGAATATAGTTGAAAGAGATTTTGGTATTACAGGATTGTACAGAGTTACACAAGTTCAAGCTAGATATGCTGACGGACAATTTATTATGATGTTGGATGCTTTCCGTGACACCAATACTAACGTTGGATTGGTGTTAGAAGAACTAACCTCTGGGGAAATAAGTTTAGATAATTTCAGACAGCTGGCTGATGTTTATACCAGTCCTGAACAAGGAGATGGTCCTGGCGACGGAAATGTCACTCCATCTAGTACAGGACCTGGTAACATAAATTTTGTAAATGGCACAGGCACAGGCACAGTTACACAAAGTCAAAGTGGTATAAGAAATCAACCAATCACATCAAGTCTTGAAAGCATATTACAACGAGCTGGTGCTAATGCCGGCGTTAATGTTGTGGTCACCAGCGGTGGACAACCATCCAGCGGACCAAACAGAACGGGAAGTACAAGACACGACAACGGTCGTGCAGCAGATGTACAGTTGTTTGTACCTGGTAGAAATACGCCATTGAGTTTAAATAATGCAGCTGATGTTCCTATCATACAAAACTTTATAAATCAAAGTCGATTGGCTGGCGCAACTGGTCTTGGTGCTGGCAACGGATACATGGGCGATAATACATTCCACATAGACAATGCTCAGCCAGGAAGTGTTCAGTATTGGGGTGGACAACTAGACAACGGTACATTTAGAGCAAGAAATGCTCCAAGTTGGTTAAGAGATATAGCAAGAGGATTAGTATAACATGCGAGGAAAATATACCGGGTTAGACACTGAAAGCATAGGTGTACCTGAGAGGTTTGATAGAAGTAAACACGGTGCGCTGCAAACACTCATGGGTGTGTTTCTAGGAAAAGTTGTAAGTGTCAAAGACGATACTTATCAAAATCAAATATACGTCGAGCTAATTGGCCAAGAAATTATCAGTGACAAAAATGAAGAAGATAGAAAAAAATATCACAAGGTTCGCAGATTGATGAGTTTTGGCGGAGCATTTCATGATCCCAATTACAGTGACGATTATGGAATGATGGCTCCTCCTCCCTCACCAGGTTCAGAGGTATTGGTTGCTTTTACTGGACTGGAACAAGAAGGTTATTTACTTGGTGTACTGAGTGATATTGGCAGGAATGCACAAATACCTGGATTGAGTGCTGGTATTACCAGAGAAGGTGTAGTTGCTCCAGCAGTTGATTTAGATGTTAAAAGCACAGACGGCATTGTAAGAACAAGACACAATCAATCAGAACAACTAGCAAAACAAGGACTAGGATTAGATGTTATCAGAGGATTGACCAGCAGTGGTGGTAGAAGAGAAAGTCCTATTAATTTGTTCGGTATGCAAACACCTGGAGGTCACAGTCTTGTCATGGACGACGGAACTCGAAATGATGCAAATGTTCTTGTTCCTGACAAAGCTAGAATACCGGGAAAAAATGATCTTGTGAGAATGCGTACAAGACAAGGTGCTCAAATTCTAATGCACGACACAACAGGCATTGTTTATATTATCAATCAAGACGGGTCAGCTTGGATACAGATGAGTAAAAATGGTGATATCGATGTTTATAGTGAAAACAAAATCAGCATGCACTGTGAAAATGATATGAATCTACACGTTGGCGGAGATTTTAATTTAGATGCAGAAAATATTAACATTAATTCTAGAGGATCCGCAGGCATTCATATGGGAACTGTTGACGGAGAAGTCAACATACTCAGTGCAAAAGACATGAACTTGACATCAGATCGTAATGGAAATATACTAGTAAAAGGGCATTTAAAAGTAACTGCAAAATTGATTGATTTGAATGGTCCTAAGGCTGAAAGAGCTTATTTTCCAAAATTGCGAAATCACACACAGAACCTTACTGTTAAACAAAGTATAGGCAGCAGAGTTCCGGAACACGAACCATGGGGAGGACATGCTGAACAAGATAATATCGTAGCTTCACAAGCACCAGGCAAACTTGGCGCAACCAGCAAAGATCACAATATTTCTGATCAAAAAACAAATGCTGCTACCGGAAGTGCCATTGGTTCTACTCAACCTGATCCGGTACAAATAAGAAGTAGACCTACAGGATCGGTTAGTGCTGATGAAACAATGGATCCTGCTCTTAGAGCTGCTGGATTTAATAAGACCAATTTAGCATACAACAAAGAAAAAGGAGGGTATGTCAGAACAGATATTCCGGGATGGTACACAGATGATGCACCGGTCACATATAAGTCAACAGATCCGAGATCTCCTTACTACAACCCACCAAATCCAAACACAAGTGTTGGTCCTACACAAGTAAATGTAGATACAAATATCAATCCTAGAACAGGTAAACCTTGGAGTAATAGATAATGTTAACACAAATACCTGTATATTTTCAAATTGTTTGGGATGATTACAATATACTAGATCAAACAACATATGATACACAAATTGATATAACAGATGTGAGAACCAGTAATACAGCTAGAGATGTTGCACTAAATTTTTCTAGGTACAATGCTTATAATGGCACAGGTTATGGAGAGAGAATAGATAATTCGGGTATTACTGAACAACAAGCATACGATGATTGGATAACTGTTTGGGATAAACAAGACAGAAAAGTAAGACAAGATCTTGTTAATTTAGAAGTTTACAAAATAACTCAAAATCAGTATGATGGTCTGGTTCTTTACAATTGGATCATGGGAAATACAAACACAGTGCTTGCAGAAGAAGGTGAATATGATCTAAAACAAACTGTAAAAAATCAAGATTGGGATATAGTAGCTAATATGATAGCTAGATCATTGAACAATCGAGACAAAACAGACCAAGCTGCTAAAATAATCGCACTGGCTGATTATGGAGAATACAAAGATAGAAGCTGGTTGAGAACCCAAGGTATATATAGAATGCGTCAACAAAATGAACTGTTGGCACTGGATAGCACACAGGTAAAACGTGCAAGATTTGCGTACTATGCTGAAACTGGAAACTTTTTGCCATTTACTCCTGAAGGTGTTAAAAGAGATATTGTAAAAAAATATGAAGATACATTGATACAGCAAAACTTTATCTATGACGGTACAACTAGTACATTTGAATTACAAAAAACTCCCAGTGTGTACCCTGTGGAAAAGATACAAGTACAAGTAAATGGTACTGTAATACCTCTGTATTTTGACTATACAGTGGATGGCAGAACAATTACTATTACTAAACAGCTAGAAATCAATGATGTTATCCGCACTACCATTAAAATATAAACTGAGTGGTTAATTCTGCTATAAATAGTAGTATGGCAACATATTATGGATATAGTACGATAGACACAGTTACAAGCAGTAAAACTCTAGTTGATGTTGAACTGGCAAAGCGTGATCTTATGAACAACTTTTACACTCGCAGAGGCGAGAGAGTGCAAAACCCAGAGTTTGGCAGTATATTGCACGACTTGGTGTTTGAACCTTTAGACAGAGAAACAGAAACACTAGCACTAGACGATGTAAAACGTATTATAGACAATGATCCACGATGGATTGAATTAGAAACACTGTTAACAAAACCCGATGATCACACACTAACAATTAAAGTGAGATTGAGGTATAACGACACAGGGACAGCAGAAGAACTGTTCCTAACATATGTAGGCGAGATAGCATAATGGCACAAGGCGCAAGACAAAGCAGTTTATTTGCTGCTGAAGATTTTAGTGTTGTTTATGAAAGTTTTAGCGAAGCTAACTTTCAGGCGTATGATTTTGAAACCATACGAAACAGCATGGTTGAATATATCAACAACAACTATCCAGAAAACTTCAATGACTGGATAAGTTCAAGCGAATTTGTAAGTTTGGTTGAACTCATGGCATTTTTAGGTCACAACCTAGCATTTAGAGCAGACCTAGCCAGCAGAGAGAATTATTTAAGCACAGCTGAACGCAGAGAAAGCGCCTTGCGTATAGCTGAGTTTTTGGGATACACACCCACACGTAATATTGTCGCCAGTGGTTTGTTAAAAGTTGACAGTGTAACTACAACAGAAGTGATATATGATGTAGACGGAACCAGTCTTGCTAATCAAACTATACAGTTTGAAGATGCAACTGATCCAGACACATATCAAAACTTCTTAACAGTGATGAATGCTGTTTTTCAAAGCACTAGTCAATTTGGATCACCGTATAGTAAATTTACCAGCAATGGTATTGTAAATCAGATTTATAGAACCAACAGTGTTAACAACACTGTAACTCAAAACTTTAGTGGTAGAGTAAACGGTTCCAGTACTAGATTCAGTTTGCACAGCTTGGGTTATGACAGTGCTAGCGGTGTTCTATCTGAAAAAACACCTGACCCTTATGGTGTTATTGACATGGTATACAGAGATGACAACAGCGGTTTTGGTAGTGCCAACACAGGATTCTTTTTGGGATTCAAACAAGGTAATTTAGAGTATCAAGATTTTAATATCAATGAGGGATTACCTAATATGGTAATTGATATTAATGTGGCTAATGTAGCAAACGGAAATATATGGGTACAAACCATTGATGAAGTAGGACAAGTACAAAAAACCTGGACTAGAGTTGACAGACTGTTTGGACTAAATGCTATCTTTAATGCAACTCAAAATAACGTAAGAGATATTTACACAATAGCCAGCAGAGAAGATGACCAGATCAGTGTTGTGTTTGCCGACGGAGATTTTGGAAATATTCCCAAAGGTATTATAAGAGTATGGTACAGAGTAGGTTTAAATCAAAGCTACAGTTTAAATCCAGACAATTTTGGCGGTACTAGTTATTCATTTGATTACATAGGTAACGACGGTAATACACACACTGTTAGATTGCAATTGAGTCTAAAGTCAAATGTAACCAATGCCAGTGCTAGAGAAAGTATTGACAGCATCAAAGCCAATGCTGGTAGATTTTTTGCTACACAAGATCGCATGGTCACAGCAGATGACTACAGTATCTATCCAGTTACAGTGAGTGAAAATATTCGCAAGATCAAAAGTATCAATAGAGTACACAGTGGACACAGTAGATTTCGTGACTTGTATGATCCTACAGCAACATACAGTGATGCCACAAACTTTTTAAATGACGGGTATATGTATGAAGACAATGTTACTACTCGTAATTTGGTTACATTGCCTAGCAGTGATAACAGTGAACAAATTTATCAAAAGTACATTAAACCAATACTAAACAATCCTGAAGTCAAAAACTTTTACTACAACAGACACACTTATAGTGGATCTCATATTGCCGCAAATAGCTATAGTGAAGCAAGCCTTGGAATTATTGTTTTTAATACCAATGGTACAGAAGATAATGTGTTTAGATGGAATCAAGTGAGCAAAGGTGCAAACACTTGTACAGGTTACATAACTTACAATGCGTTTGTACAAAGATTAGGCAGTCCAGCTACCAATCAATTGAGCAAACTACAAGTTAATGGACTAGCAGAGTTTATCACAGCTCCTTATAAATTGGGATACATCCAAAGTATTACAGTGACACAAGGAGGTAGTGGTTACACAGGAACACCAACTGTTACTATTTCAGGAGCAGGCACAGGTGCAACAGCTGTCGCAAATGTTCTCAACGGAGAAGTAGTGAGTGTCACTGTTACCGACAGTGGTCAAAATTATAATGCATCGACTGTTATTAGTATCACAGGTGGCGGTGGCACCGGAGCACAAGCTGTGGTTACTACAGCAAGTGCTGATACCCAATGGGTTAGAATCACAAACTTATACAAAGATGGGTTAGGTAGAGATGATAGCACAGGTACTCCTACAGGTATTGACCAAAGCGGTAGAGGTAGTGTAAGTTTGAATGCAGTTATTCCAAGCGGTGCAAGAATAAACAGAATGATACCAAGTTGGACTACAGACTTAACTAGCACAATCAAAACACAAGTAATAGATAAAATCAACAATCGCAACAGTTTTGCACTAAGATTTAATGCTGTTACACAAGAATGGATGATTGTTGAAAGTGCTGATCTTTTAAGTAACAGTATTACAAACAACAGTGTTGCAAACTGGAGTAGACAGTACGAAGGTGATCAGACCAGTACTGGTAGAGACAATAGTTGGATCATACGAGTAAACTATAGCAGTAGTAACTGGGAAATACTGACTAGAAAAAGCAGATTTGTATTTGGAAGCGATCAAGAAGTTAGATTTAATAATTTAAACTTTATGGAAACATTTAGTAGTGAAACACTAAAGCCGCACAAAGACAGTATAGAAGTTTTAGACATCAACACCAAGAGCACAACTGACAGAATCCCTTTGGGTAAAAATTATAAGTTTAACACATTTGGATATTACACATACACAGACGGCTATACAGATCCGCATAAAATACGAGTTACACTAGCTGACCCTGACAACGACGGATATCCCAACAATCCAGAAGCTTTTTTAAATGTAATAGGATCTTCTACAATTAAACTAGGAACTACTACAGAAAATGGATATGATTTTGTAGTACCCGACAGTACAGCAGGTACTACAATTGTCACAGGCAGAGACAATTTAAGAACCAAATATCGCAGAATTGCAGATATCAATCAAGTGATAGATCCTAGCACTACAAATATTATCGACACTTACGTACTGTTACGCAGTTATGACAGTGCTTATAGAACTTGGGCATTGTACGATGGCAGAAGTCAAACAAAACCAAATCCGCCAACTGTGAGCGAACTTGGAACCTTGTTTGAAAGTTTAGAAAGCAAAAAAAGTATCAGTGATCAGGTAGTGTACAGACCTGTAAAATACAAAATACTGTTTGGAGATTTAGCAAGTAGCGAATTACAAGCTCGTTTCTTGGTCACTAAAACAGCTAATAGTACTATGAGCGATACAGAAATACAAAGTAGAGTTATTGTGTTAATTAACCAATATTTTAGTATTGATAACTGGGATTTCGGAGAAGATTTTTACTTTACTGAACTAGCAGCTTACATACACAATAACATGATTGGTCAAATAAGTCAAATTACAATTCAACCTGTGAGTAACGATTTGCAAACCACAGATTTATTTGAAATATCAAGCGATAGTGATGAATTGTTTTTACCAATAGTACAGACTAATAATGTTGTAATTTCAAATACTACAATTGCAAATCCAACTAGTTTAGCAGCCAATCCGGGAGTTAGCATTACATGAACGAACGTACATCAAAACCAGTAAATGCACCTAAAATTACCAGACCAGGCGAAAGTGCAGAACATTTAGGCAGTAGAAATGTTACAGAGTTTCTGCCTGCTATCTTTAAAACGACTGCTAACAAACAATTTTTTGACGCTACTCTAGAACAGTTAATGAGTACTGGTAGCTTGATGACTATCAACAACATGGTAGGCAGCAAGTTTGATCAACCTCAAGCCAATTATCTGACAGATAATAGATCCAGTGACAGCACACAGTTTGTTCCGGGTATAATAAACAGAGATGCCGAAGGCACAGTAACGCAAGCACTGGCTTATGATGATTTAATTAATAGCTTACAATTCAATGATGTTGATGTTAACCAACACAACAAATTGTTGAACGAACAAGGGTATACATTAGACTTGCCTATCAACTACGATATGTTTATTAACTATCACAAGTATTTTTGGTTGGTTGATATACTGCCTCCTTGTAGTATTAAACCTACACAAGTTGATGCAATTGATATCGATACTATCTTCAATGACAATGTTTATACAACTCCTACACTGAGCACCAGCAACACACTAGAATTAATGAATGGCATGCGTGTTAGATTTATGCCAACACAGATTGACAGATTTACACAAACTGTTCCGGGTAATCAGACGTTCACTGCTACAGTTAATCAAGCTAATACTATTAAGGTTTATAAAAACAACGAACTTGTGGAAAATATTCCTGCCAACTACACATATAACAGTGCAGGTGGTGTAGTT